GCCCTACTCATCACAGCATCCATCAACTGTTTAACAAAAGGCACCTTTGTATGATACTGTTTAAACAATTCATCAGCTTGTAGTTTGTTTACACCCAGCTCTGCTTGTAATTTGTTTTTACCCATACCATAGAAAAGACCCAAATTGATCGTCTTAGCTTGTGTCCTAGGTATGCCGGCCATATCTGCTACAATCTTGTGAAAGTCTGCATCACCTTCTTTGTATGCATCCACAACATCTTCAACAGAATAAAATCCCTGTAGTGCTGCGTAGTGTACAACTAATCTAGGTTCTTGCTGTGAGTAATCAAAGCAACCCCACTTACAGTTTTGTTCAGGTAGAAATAAACTTCTGATCCGTGGTCCGAGGTCTTTGTTTCTTGCAGGTATCTGTTGTAAGTTTGGATTATTCATACTGAATCTTCCTGTAACAGTTCCACCACTATCACCACGTAATTGGTTTATCTCTGCATGTATTCTACCTTTGCCAGAGTATTTTAATATTGTATCTAAGAACGTAGTATGTGCTTTGTTAATCTCTCTTGCTTTTGCAATAGCTTGTACAATCTTGTGCGGGTGATTAGCTAAAAAGTTTTTAGTAAAGCTTGGTGCCTTTGTCTTTTCTGTTCTGTCATAAGGCAGACCTAGTTTATCAAATATTTTTGCAATAGATCTTGCTGCCCAGATTTGTACTTCTTGTCCTGTCTCAGCATATATACCACCTAGTAATCTCTTCTCTTCTTCAACCATTTGTTTTTTCTCTTGTGCTGCACGTTCAACATCCACACGTACACCTAAAAATCTCATGTCAACCAACACAGGAAACAGTTTAGTTTCCATATCAAATATATTCTGTATATCCTGATGTACTATTTCTTTTTTTAATTCCTGCCACAACTCCAATGTAAGTTGTGCGTCACGCTCTGCGTAAGCCCCAACGTACATAGCAGGGAGTTTATACATCTCTGCCTTAGGATCTACACCCCAAGACTTTGCAGCTTCGTATAGTGCGGTCTCGTCTTTACCTTTACCAACATAATCTCTACCACAATTATTTAAATCATATCTAAATCTATTCTCATCAACCAATGATGCAGCTATCATTGTATCTACAATCTTACCATTTATCTTAAGTCCTAATGCTCTTAACCAACACACGTCATACATAGCGTTATGAAATATTTTTGTAGAAGGTGTATTGAGTTGGTCCTGTAACCATTTTAGAACCATCTTACGATCCATGTTACCACCACCTTCATGTGCTATTGGATAGTACGCACACCAATCTTGTGTGGCTAAAGATATACCAACAACTTCACCTTCACCTACAACAGAACCAGATCCCATTCTTCTACCTAAGTTTGGATCTTTTGTTTCTAAGTCGATAGCGATCTCATCATACTTTGATAGATCTGGAAAATCTTGCGGCGGTAGCCATTCTGTTTGTGGTTTAAATAAAATCTTCACTTTCTTCCTTCCATTTTTTATAACCTTCTGCCCAACTTTCTTTTTCTTCTGGTGTACTATCTTGTAACTTCTTTTTCTCTAATTCGCAATAGTGGATAATCTTATCGAGATCCTCTACTCCGTTTTTGTGCATGTACCTACAGACATACTTCACAACACATCCTTGAAAAAACGAAAGATTATTTTTTGAAATAAATTCGTAAGGCTGAATTTTAAAGTACATGTAATGTGAACCACCTACCTGGACATTCTCTGGTTCTGCATCTTTAAACAAACTTGTGTCTGTCATATTTTATATCCTTTATAGTTATCTTTTGGTCTGATAATGTGTAGATGTGTTTTAGTTCTTGTTGCACCAACATAAAACAATCTGTTTTCATCATCAGGATTTTTTTCGTAGTTGATTTGTGTGTTTCTAGATAGGTCAGTCAGCAGCACTACGTTATCTTGCTCACCACCTTTCACACCATGTATTGTTGATAGTACAATACGTGGAGATGAATTTAATTTCTCACCATTTTCTCTCATTCTTCTTATGTATCTAATACTTCTACTAGGAGCCTGATCAAAAGCTTCATACCAAATCTTATCTGTCTTCAACCATCTTCTTTCTCTTAGTTCAGGTATGCCATACATACCTTCTTTGTCTATATATTTTAAAGCCTGTTTCTCAAAATGATTTTGTGACATGTAAGATGCAATTCTAACAATCTGATCGTAATTTATATTCACACCTTTACGCACATTTTCCCAGTCCGTTACAGCTTTGTATAGGTCTTGTTCTTTGTTTGTTTTAAATTTGTTCTGATAATACAATCCTTGCTCGTACAACGCTTCCTCTACATCTGTTAACATAAATTTAGTTCTAGCCAGCACTAGCCAATTACCTTGTTTCATGTTAACTTGTTTGAACTCATCATAATATGAAAGTAAACCTCTTTGCGTTTTTGGTCTCCACTCTTTTGGTAATCTATGTTGTATTTTGTTTACTATCTTTGAAGCAATATCATGGACTACCTGCGGTATTCGGTATGACTGTGTTAGTTGCATCACCTTACCCTTCTGTGCAATAAAACTATCTACGTCTGCGCCAGCCCATCTAAATATAGCTTGATCATCATCACCTGCAATATAAGTATCTTGTGTTTTGTCCCATATAGATCTTGCCATTTCCCATTGTGATCTAGATAAATCTTGAGCTTCATCTATAAATACTACATCAAATCTTGGAGATCTATCCATCTTAACAAACTCTGTAATCATGTCTGTAAAATCAATTAAGTTATAATCTTTTTTGTATTGATTTAAATCGTGTGCAAATTGTTTTAACGTTTTTATATCTACTAATTGTGTATGTTCTTGCTTGTTAAACTGTTCTTCTGGCGTGATCCCACGTAGTTTAGCTAGTTGTATAATACGAAGTATGTCACTTTTAGTTGTAAATAATCCTGTGTGTTCATTTTCATACTCATGATAATCTACAATCAAATTTGCTTTTTTACCTAGATCTTCATAGTGTCTACGTTGCATCACTTCATCTTTACGTATACCTAGTCTTCTAAATGCTAGTGAATGCAGTGTTCTAAAGTATGGTAAATCGTCTTCGCTAAAATTAAATTTAGACATAGCCCTATCCCTAGCTTCATGTGCAGCTTTTTGTGTAAAAGAAAAGTAACCAATCTTATCTGGATCAGTTTGTTTTAAATATTTATCTACTTCATTAAGTAATGTGGTGGTCTTGCCTGTACCAGGTGGACCCAATACAATAGTTTTCAAAATGCATCCTCCTGTTTAAAGACTCTTTCTTTTGGTTTAAATGTTTCTTTCTCAAATTCTGGTAATCTTATAACAGTAATTTTTTTCTTGGGTAAGGACACTCTATAGTTTGTATCATAACCACAATGTTCTCTCAATACATACAAAGTAAACTGAGGTTTCTCTGGCCATTTATGTCTTGCTAAGTATTGATGAAAGAAATTTGTAAATACAAAATGGTGATGACCTTGATTGTTCCAAACATTACCTGCTTCAAGATCCTCTCTTGTTGCACCAGATGTTGCTCTACCTAAACAATAATTCTCTACATGTTGCTTTAGTTGCTCAATCATACTAGATCCTGCAGGAGCTTCTACTTCTTCTTTATTCATCATTAAAAAATTTATCATCTCATCAAAATCTTTTGGTTTTATCTTTGGAGGCTTTGTATAGATTTGATTCATACATGCCCGTATGAAAAGTCTTTGCTCTTGTAGATCCTCTGCTTTTAATTCTATTCTTTCGCCGTCCACATTGAGTCTGTATATTGGTGGTTCTGTTTTTACCACCTGTAAATCTTTTAGTGGTGGAAACATAGACTGCGTTCCTATACCAAACTTTCTAGTTTTACATAATTGTTTATCACAATGATTACACATAGGTTCTTCTGTGCATTTAAAACCATATTCTTTATTGTCTTTTCTAAATTTTGTTATCTCATCATGTCTATATGGGTCTAAAAAATGTTTATGATTAAATATATCTAACTTATCTGCCCAGCTTTCTGGCCATTTCTTTTTAGCATAGACTCTAAATTGAAACATTACTCTGTCCCTACCATCATCTAACTTCTCTTTGGTTAAAGATTCTAGACAAGGTGGTCCGTCATCGTATTCAGACTTCGGTCTTTTTATAACTAAGTTTTGTAATTGTTCTGGAGTTATCTCTACAATGTTTTGTAAAAATTGTGGAAGTGTACTAGCTTTACCGGAAGAATTAAAACAATATCTTACAGTATTTTTGTGATTAAAGTATGGTAAGTTTAAAAAATTTCCTGTATCATCTTTGGATTTTAATTCAATTTGTTTAGGAAAAACTTCAGCACCACCATGACCCAATACTGCACTAATAGATATTAATCTATCTCTCATT